CCACGTTCACGCATTGCGAGGATGGTTTTGTATGCCCGGTAGCCTTGTTTCACGCTTCCGCCTGGGGAGTTGATTGTGATCTCGACGGATTCTAGCGATTCTTCAGCGATTGCCGTAAAGTTTCCGATTTTCAACTCATTCCTAACCGCATCATCTCCGTAAAGCGTTGCAAGCTTGTCGATTAGAGAGTCCATTGAACTCTCTGTAACGGTGGAATCTAGCTTTACTTTGCCGGATCTGTTTTCAATTTTCAGGTGAGTCATCTTCGTCAGGTTCTACGGTTTCAATTGTTTCAACCTCCTCTTTCGGAGGCTGCTCGTTAGGCGTTAGCATCATGAAATAGCGAGGGTCGATCTCGATTTTATACTTGGATTCCATCTCACGGCGTTTCAATTCACGCATTGCGATTTCCTCGCCTCGCTCGTTAAGGTGTTCCGCTAGGGATTTCCCTTCCTCTCCGATTAAATCGGTTTGGTTGAGGATGCCCATTTTCAGCTTCTCGATTTTTTCCTTTGAACTTCTGCCGTCGTCAATCGTTAGCGATGGCGGTTTCGTGAATCCCCATGCATACCAATCGGCGCTCTGCGGGATGCGTCCGCTAGACATCGCCCATGCAAGAGCGCGTGTAATCCTCCATTTGGCGATCTTGTCGAGGATTGATTGGCGATCTTTAACGGCGCGAACAGCCATTCCGATTGCATTGCGCTCTGCTGTGCCACCACCTGCGCCGTTGCCTTTCCAGCTCATTGCCATCGGCCAATTGATTTGCTGGAACGCTAGACGCATCTGCATTTCGGTGAACTCGTGCCATGGATTGCCGGGGCGGAAGTTCTGATGCTGCTCCAACTTTTCGCCAGCGCCAGCCTTGGCATACATGATGCGCCCGCCATCTAGCGTCTTGATTGCCAACTCTCCGCATTCGCTAGGCGGAACGTAATCCGGCTCATCAACATCCGGCCCACCGCTCTCGTTGTGGATCGTGTAATTCAACGATGACATGGAAAGCAGGTTCATGCGCTCCCATTCTTCGGATTGCAAAACGTCTCTCAGATTGTTAAGAGTGGCGTAAAATAACGGCAAACCGCGCTTTTGTTCCGGCCAAGCTTTGTCAAACGTGTGTTTGATAAATGCAGCGTCGACGAATTTCTCATGGACGCCCTCGGCATTAACGAATGAATAAGCTACGGGTTTTCCGGTATCTGCCCAGTAAACGATTCCGTCCTCGTGATAAAATTGACTCCCGGAATATCTGCCAACGGAGATTCTGCCGTCTGGCATTCCGCCAGCATCTATCCGGTGGGATGGGATGATTTGAATCTGCGGGTATCCATCGCGTGTCTGCGTGAAATACTCAAAAACCTCGCCGTCTCGATCCATTGCCACGGAGTCAATGTAGAGGTCAGTAACAAAATCATTGTTTCCGCCTGCAATGTTGCAAATTTCATACCACTCGTTTTCAAGCCAGTTTTTGGCAATGCGGCCCCACTCGGTATCCAACCCACGGTAAACCGGGAGATATGAGTTCCCCACGGAATACATCCCCTTTTGGTCAATTGCGGAAATCAAAGGGGGAGAATTGAGGTAGAGCGTCTTGGATGCTGAAACGAGCATTTGCCTATCGGCTTTCGGCACAACCTTTCCAAGGTCGCGGAAATTGCGCGTTTCTGATGGTCGCTCACCGCCTCCAAGGTTTGCAGACCTTGCGGCTTTGCGGTTAGCTCCTCGCGCTAGAAATGCGGGTCGCCCAAATTCATCGACGATTTGACTCAAATGAACCTCCCCACTACGGTTTTAGATCCTGCGGTGTCGTTCTCAATCATGGTCATGAGAATCGACAGCACGTTGAGACGTTCCTGCGGAGTCGATGAATGAGATGCCGTGAAGCCCTGCCCGTTAACCTGGCTATTCGTGATCTGCATTCCACCGTTTCCGCTTGTAATTGAAGCAGTTAGGGCGAGAAAAGCATCCTTTTGCACCTTAATCGCGGCGGGATTTCCCCTGACCGCTTTGAAGATTGCTCGGGCTTGGGCGAATGGCGACATGCCGAATCCCTAACATCCTGCTAGAGAAATGCAAGCCTTTGTTTCGTTAGCCCGTTAGGAATCCGCAGACTCAAACGTAAAGACCTTGAACATGAGGGCGGCGGCTAATGCATAGAGCTCGCAATCTCGCCCGTGGTTCGCTCCAAATCGGTCCCATTTCTTCACCTCGCGGCCTCGTGCATCTGCGGTCGTGACTAACCGTTCGCCGTTGAGGTGCTTCTGGTAGGTCGGCGGCGCGTCGTCATACGCCAGCCATTCAGCGCCTTCCCCATTGATTAGGCGTTGGAGGATGTGCTGTAAAGGCTCGGTTGCGACGTGGTAACATTCGGCCCTTGCGCCTGATTTAGCCTTGGCAAACCAACGTTTCGAGTAAAGGCGCACCTCTTTCATTCCCTTTTTCGGACCAAGTTTGATTTCCCAGTCCCATCCGCTCTTTCGGTTTCCGTCGCCTTTCACTCCGCGCCATCCATACCGCGCAATGATTTCCGCCATGCGCTCTTGCTCAAATCCAATGTCGAGGAACGTGCATCGCGGTTCAACTCCGTATTTTTTCCGCAGTTCTTCCGCCTGTTGCTCAGTGGCGATGTAGCCGAACCAAAGGAGTTTCGACGATCCTCCGTTAGCCCATGCGCGGATTGCTCCCCAGAAATGATCTCCGCCTGCGTCCATCGTGAAACTGCGAAACCTCTCATCGTCAATCCGGCGTTGTTCTTCGTAATCCCCTAACGTGTATCCGCTAGGCTTGAGGGTGATTTTGATGATCTCGGATGAGTTACACCAACCTTGTGCGCGGCGCTTTTGCGTCCAAGCCTTGAGAAACGTGTGGTCGCCAATCGCCATTTGCCTGTCAGCGACGATCTTATGCAGCACATCTTCAGCCCACGGAATCCACCAAATTGCCGTCGCGTCCGTGTGGAATCCTTCATATCCCCGTTGGCCGTTAGGATTGGTTAGGAGATACCCGTCGTCATTGTCGAGGCTGTCATGCAGCATCCTGCGGTTTTGCACCGTGTCGGCAAACTCTGATTTGCACGATGGGCATTCCATTTTTACGGAGTCGGCGGTTAGCTGGTCGTTAGGCGTCCCGTCTGGATTTTTCACTTCATCCCATTTTAGGTGGGCGAATGAGAATGCTTGCTTGGATTCGCAGTGCGGACACTTCCAGCCAAAATCCCACTTCCTGCATTTATCAAATTCGATGTGAAGTTCTGACGAGTTTCCGGCGTCCTCGTCTGCGTTTGCCGTTTCACCGCCTTGGGAAACTAGAACAAATTTCCGGTTGGATCGGTTGTGGGATCGGGCAAGCCATTCACGCACCATGCCACGTTTCCATGCCCACGCCTCGTCTCCTTGGCCGTAGGTAATGGACCGTTCTTGAAAATTCGAGATGTTCGCCCCTCCAACCTGCATGAACATGTGCGGCCAAACAATCGCGTCTTTTCTAACTGCGTTGCGGAGGTTGGCCGGCCAAAGTTGATCCAACGGCTCGCATCGTTTCAGAGATTTTAGCAAGCGAGTCTCTAGCCAAAACTCTGCATCATTATTTGTCTGCGATGCGTAAAGCGTTGATCCTGGAGACACTGCCACGATCCAGCAGTTAATCGCCTCAAAGAATGTCGATTTGCCGGAGCCTGTGGGCATCACGCAAACCACGTTGGTGGTTTCATAATCCGCATAACAGCCCATCGGTTTCCGCCACCACCGAGTTTGCGCTGGATCATATTTCTCGGATCGTTCGGAATTTTCAACACCGACATGCATCCCGCACCAATCGGCCGGATGAAGCTCGGAAGGTGGGGCGATGTTTCGGCAAAATGTCTCGATCATTTTTTTATAGGGTAACTCCCGACGCCTTCGCAGTAGCGGCAGAAAATTGGATTGGTTTCGCCAGGTGCATGCCCTGTGCCGCGGCATCCGTGGCATGGAGCACGGCCAAACGCTAACCGGAAGCGGGCAATTCGTCTTGGGTCTTTCGATTTGGAAATGCGCTTAAGCTCCAAAAGCTCGGAAACAAAAAGGCGCATCCAAATTTTCAAAACCCATTTCACTTTTTCGCCACAGCTTTCTTCTCGGGATGCTCTTTCCAGAATTCAGAATTGGAATCGGCAAATTTTGTTTGTAATTCACGCAAGCGGGCTTTTATGATTGGCGCGGATTTGCTGCGGGGCAATCCTTCAACGATGCCGGGCAGGTCCGCGATGGCACGAGCAATGAAGGCGGCAAGGGCAGTTGAGATTTTCGTCATGTTCTCGAGAACCTCCGCTCGTGAAATCAAAAGTCCCATCATTTCATCCAAATGCATATCCTTGATCGCGATGTCGATTTCCAGCTTTTCACAAAGCAACGTTTCT